AGACCGTTATACTCACTTAATCTATCGCAGTCCCATCGAACTCCAACGCTGCATTAACGCAGGAATGTATGCGGAGATCGACCTACCTACGGCTGCAGTTCCCTCTCAGACCGCAATGGCTGAGAAGATGAATACAATTCTAGGTCTTTCCCCCTCTTCACAGCATGACCCGCAGTACGTTCTTCTTGAACAGCACTGCTATTTAGAATTGCCAACGGAACTTACTGAAGAGGATGACGGTCTCGCCCTACCCTATATCGTAACGATTGAAGAGCAGTCTCGAAAGGTTTTGTCAGTTCGCAGGAACTACAATCCTAACGATCCTGCCAAGCAGAAAAAAATGTTCTTCACTCATTACCGCTACGTTCCCGGCTTCGGGTTCTATGGCCTTGGCCTGATCCACTTCCTTGGAAACCTTACCATGACTGCTACCGCTGCAATGAGAGCATTGGTAGATGCAGGTCAGTTTGCCAACCTTCCCGGAGGCTTCAAGCAGAAGGGTGTGCGGATTGTCGGTGACAATGATCCTATCAGCCCCGGTGAGTTTAAGGACGTTGAAGCAACGGGTGTCAATCTACAACAGGCAATTGTACCGCTTCCCTACAAGGAGCCAAGTGCAACCCTGTTCAACATGCTTAACTTTATTTCACAGACGGGCCAGAAGTTTGCTGACACTACTGAGCAGATGGTGTCGGATGCTGCCAGTTATGGTCCAGTCGGTACGACAATGGCATTGCTTGAAGCAAGTTCAAAGTTCTTCAGTGCCATTCATAAGCGTTTGCACAAAGCACAGAAGGATGAGTTTAAACTTCTTGCACGGCTAAACTACGAGTACTTGCCAGATGAAGAAGTCTACGACATTCCTGAAGACACTATTACGATTTATCGGCGTGACTTTGATGGCCGTGTTGATGTGGTTCCTGTTAGTGATCCTAACATTCCTTCCAATGCACACCGGATGGCACTTGCACAACTTGCACTTAATCTTGCACAGTCAAGTCCTCCGGGTATGTTTAACATGGAAGAGCTTAACCGTACAATTCTTTCAGCGGCTAATGTTCCTAACCTAGACAAGATTATGCCCAGTAAACCCGATCCCATTCCACTTGATCCGATGTCAGATATTCTGGCAGCGGTCAAGGGGATGCCTATTCAGGCATTTGTCGGGCAGAACCATGATGCACATATTGCAATGAAGACGGCATATATCCAAGACCCAATGAACGGTGCCAACCCTGCAATGCAGAGAATTGTTCCAGTGCTACAGGCAAACATTCAGGAACACATGATCCTCAAGTATCAGGAGCAGATTGGTGGTCTGTCTGAACAGGCTGAACAACAGGCTGCAATGGCAGGTCGTTCAATTGACGAACAGACTGCTGAAATGATTATGGCACAGGCAGCACAGCAGATTGCACAGACCAATATGATTCTTGCCAAGCAGGGCATGAACATTACACCTGAACAGCAGATGGTACAGCTTGAAGGTCAGCGTCTTAACATTGAGCAGCAAAAGCTTCAGGCACAGATTGCTAAGGAACAGGCTGAAGGTGCATTGAAGAATAGAGAGCTACAGCTTAAGGAGATGAAACTTTCAGTTGATGCTTATACTCAGGGTGCAAGTGAAATCCTTAAGTCAGATGAGAAAGAAAAAGATCGTAATGCCAAGAAGGCAATGAAGGCAGTTGAAATCTTTGCTGACCTACTACAGCAGGAAGAGAACCTGACCAATGATCGCATACTAAAGGCCGCTGATATTGTAGCTGACTTGGCAAAAGACGATACGATTGAATAATGACACTATGGGATGACATCCTGAAAAAGTTTCAGGAAAAGCAAGAAGAGATGAAAAATTCTCTTGCGAACGGTGCAGCATCTGAATATCATGAGTACAGGCAAATGGTCGGACAGATCACTGCTATTGAATGGTGTACCGATACACTAAAGGATGTAGTAAACAAACGCATCTACGAAGAAGAACAAGAATAAAGGAGTAGATATGATTCAGGCTGGAATGGCAAAAGCCATTAAGAATGACCAGTGGATTACGGACGATGGGGTTCCTGATCTAACTGGAGATGAGCTACCAAGTATCCCGGGTTACTTTCTGCTTATTCGACCAGTATCAGTAAAGCAGGAAACAAAGGGTGGGATTATTCTACCTGACTCGACACAAGAAGATATGGCATATCTTACAACTGTTGGCAAGGTTCTTGCCGTTGGAGATTTGGCATATCAGGACAAAGAGAAGTTTGCAAACGGTTCTTGGTGCAAAGCTGGTGATTATGTTTGTTATGGCAAACATGCAGGAACCAAGTTTCACTATAAGGGACATAAGCTAATCCTTCTGTTTGACGATCAGGTAATGATGACTGTCAATGATCCTACAGAGTTAGACCCAACTTATAGTTTGTCAAATTAAGTTTTATCAGTTACTATATAAACTATTAGCGTAATCGTAAGTTTCGCACCTGCGTAAAGGAAAAAATAAATGTCAGAAGAATGGAATGAAGTTGATCTTAATCCTACAGCACCTGAAAAGGAAAAGATTGAGTTTGAAGTAGAAGGCCAAGAAGAAAATGAATCAGTGGATGTCGCTTCGGAACCAGTACAGGTTGAAGCTGAAGCAGAGGCTAAACCAAGTACTGAACCTGCACAGGATGCAGAAGAAGGTTTTGAACCAGCCGAAACACAAGCAGATTCAGAGCTTAAAGGCATTGAAACTAAAGGTGCACAGAAACGAATTAGACAGCTAGTCCAACAGCGCAAAGAACGTGAAGAACAGGTTGCAGCGTTACAGCGAGAAAAGGAAGAGCTACAGAAGAAACTACGTGAACAGGAAAAAGATATTGCATCTTCACTAAAGAAGAGCATTGACTCAAACGAACAGTTTCTTCTAAACAAAATTGAATATGCCAAACGAGCATACCAACGCGCCGCAGATGAAGGTAATTCTGCTGAGATGCTTGAAGCTCAAGAGGCAATATCCCAAGCTTATGCTGAGATGACAGGTGTTACTAGCAGCAAGGATTCGTGGGAAAAGTATAATAGTGAAGTTGAACGGCAGCTACAGGAAGCTGAACAACTTCAGCAGCAGCAAGTGCAGCAGCAACAGCCACAGTATGATCCAAGGGCTGTTGAATGGGCAGGACAGAATGAGTGGTTTGGTTCTGACAACGTAATGACTGCAGCAGCACTTGCTCTGGATTACGAGTTAAAGAATGAAGGGTTCGATCCTTCAGACGACGAGTTTTATGGAGAGATTGATCGCCGTATGCGCGAACAGTTTCCACATAAGTTTCAGGCTGCTCCAGTCGAAGAGCAACCTGCAGTTCGTAAGTCGAGTGCGTCAAACTCGACTCAGGTGGTTGCCGGTGCGTCACGCACACCAGCATCTCCCTCTTCTGGAAAGAAGGTCAAGCTTACGCAAGAAGATATCCGTCTTGCAAATAAGTGGGGGATTCCACTTGAACGATACGCTGAAGAGAAGCTTAAGGCTGAACGCTCTTCAGGTGAATATACCACTATTGGTTAATGCGGTGAAAGGATAATACTATGACACGTACAACAACATCACGTAATGAGAACACTAGGGAAGCCCAGACAAGAGAAATGGAAAACGACGTATTTGAAGAGCAGGACTGGCTCACAATCCCGCCGATTGTCAGAGATCGTTTCGATCAGGAAGGCATGACGCTCCGTTGGATTCGCATTTTACTTAAGGGCAGAGATGACATCCAGAATATTGGTAAGCGTCTTTCTGAGGGGTGGCAGTTCGTTACCATTGACGAAGTTCCTGAAATGGCTCATAACTCTTTCGTGAAAGAGGAAGGGAAATATACTGGCGCAATCTGTCGTGGAGATTTGGCCCTAGCAAAGATGACTAAGGCTCGTGCACAGTCCCGAAAAGAATTTTATGAGAACAAGAGTAGAGAAATGATTGATGCTGTTAATGCCCAGCTTATGCGCGAAAGCAATTCAGCAATGCCCATTTCAAACTCTAGTAGAACTAAAGTAACACGAGGCCGTGCGGCTTCTTTTGACGACTAGTCAATGAAGTCGAGACTGTCTTTTGTTGCTGTCACAGTATTAACAAGGGAGAACTGATATGACTGCTACTGCAAATCCAGACGGTCTTCGCCCTTCACGCATCCGTGGTGGTTCACCAAATAGCGCAGGAGCCAATGAGTATCCAATTGCTTCAGCCTATAACAGCAACATCTTTGCTGGTGACATCGTTACAAATGCTGCAGGGTATGTAAATGTTCTAGCTACAACCACCGATAAGGCAATGGGTGTCTTTATTGGTTGTCGCTATGTTGTCAATGGGGAACCAAAGTGGTCCGATTTCTGGACTGCTGGTACTTCAGCTTCCGATGCTTATGCAATGGTAGTTGATAATCCACAGGCAACTTTCGTCGTACAGGCTGATGCTTCATGCTCAATTGGTGACATCAACTCACAAAACTTCCAAGTTGCACTTGGCGCAGGTTCAACCGTTACTGGTCGTTCAGGTTTCGCACTAGATGCGTCTACCCGCACAACCGGCAGCGCAATGCTTCGCCCAATTGCTGTA